TTGTCTATCTTGTCTATCTTGTCTATCTTGTCTATCTTGTCTATCTTGTCTATCTTGTCTATCTTGTCTATCTTGTCTATCTTGTCTATCTTGTCTATCTTGTCTATCTTGTCTATCTTGTCTATCTTGTCTATCTGTATCTACGTTCCCTATATAAAACCTAATAATAATAAATAAAATAAAACAATTATCCATGACTCGTACTCGAAGAGTACCGTGTCCGCAGGACACATAGAGTACCGTGTCCGCAGGACGCCAGGGGTACCCGTTATTTTTCAAAAAAAAATTAGAATAAAAAAAGATTAAAAAGTGCGCGAGCCGTCTGGGCCGGGGCCGGGGTTTTGCAAATATGGGAAATGTGGTGAGTGTGGAAAATATACAAATTTAAAAAATAGAAGCGCGCCCCCTTTTAGTGTATATTCATATTGGTAATATTTATATAAAATATGTCAAAATCAAAAACTCGCACGCGCAGGATTGTAAAAAAGAACGAAATTTTGGATGATTCTGAAAATAAAATGGCTTCAAGTGCAAAACGCGAAGACACCTCCTTAAAAGTTTCTCAGCGACCAAAAATTCCATATACCCTCAATTTAAAACAAAGGTCTGACTTAACAGACAAGCAAAAAAATATATTCGAAATTGCAGAGAATAAAAATACAAAGTGCGTTTTTATTGATGGTCTTTACGGAACATCTAAATCATATATTGCTGTGATGTCGGCTTTAAAGCTGTTGAATGCTAAAAAAGTTGACGAGATTATCTTTATCCGAAATCCTGTTGAATCTTCCACAACTGGTAAAATTGGTTTTATTCCAGGAACCAGCGAAGAAAAAATGGCTCCATATAACGCAATTTTATTTGATAAGTTGGAGGAGATGTTGTCGGAGTCGGATGTGACAAAGCTGAAGAAAGACAATCGCATTAATTGTCATCCAGTTGGGTTTGTCAGAGGACGCTCTTGGAATTGTAAAGCCGTTATCGTGGACGAAGCCTCTTCAATGACTTGGGATGATCTTTTTCTAGTGTTGACAAGATGCGGAGAATTCACCAGAATATTTTTTATTGGAGATTCTGTGAGCCAGAATGATATTGGGGCTAAATCAGGGTTTCGCAGAATGTTTGACTTGTTTAACGACCAAGAAAGTAAGGATTTCGGTATTCACTGCTTTGAACTGAGAGAATACTCTGACATTGTGAGGTCTGGATTGCTTAGATTTGTAATGGAGAAGACAGGATTGATTAAAAATCCAAATAACGATGATGTAAACAGGCAGCCACCAAGAAAAGAGCCGATGTTCTTGGAAAAATAAAAATGATGAATAACGAACAACTAAAAGATTCTAATAAGTTAAATATTGACGAGTATTTTTTCGTTAATCTTGACAGGAGAAAAGATAGATTAGCTTTTATAATTAATGAAATTAGTAAAAGTAAAATATTGACTGAAAAAATAAAAAAATGGACAGCAGTTGATGGAAGAGATGTGAATCCAAATTGGATGCCTAGAAAAATGCTCACAAAAAAGGCATATGAAGATATTCTATCTGATTTTCCTACAACTTGGGGCTTGAGTGTAACACCCGGGGCATTAGGATTTTACTTAACACACACTAAGATATTTGAATACGCGTTGTCAGAAAATAAAATTATTTTCATAATGGATGATGATGTTGATGTAAGTTTGAATTTTGATACTGAAATAAGCGAAATTTTAAATGAGTTGCCTGATACATTCGACTTTTGTTATCTTGGGTATTTTGACACGCCGCATGAAAAAATACATTATTCGAAAAAATTATTTATCCCAAGGGGTCAATTTTGTGGACCTCATGGATATATACTTTCGCCGAAGGGTGCAAAAAAACTTTTAGATTTAATTTTTCCAATAGATATTCAATTGGATAGTAAATTATATACTATACAGGGCGATATTGAGTATTATGCAGTGTATGACAGATTGACCACTTTTATAGAGGCGCATGGAACAGATAGCCAGGGTCAGACTGGTTGCATTAAAAATTACGAAAAGACAAATACAATCCAAGACTTTAAGCTATAAGTTGTTATCTTGAAATATGTAAAATAATTTTCTAGGTATATCGTCCGCGCAACTATACTTTTCTTCTGCTAGTAATCTATTTAATTTAAGCTCGCGCCAATCTACGGTTTTATTTGTTTTTTTGCTAATAATATTTGGCCAAATTCCATACTCGGCCCAATAAAGATATTTATATAAAACAATATTTGCTTTTGCCCTGTATTCATTTTTATCAACTGGCAGTTTATATTTATTAATTAGTTTAATCGCCGACTTGTCGCAATCCAGCTCCATTCTTGCCACATGATATATAATTTTTAATCTTTTTGCTTTGGCTGCGCTAAGTTTTGTTTTTTTATTTTTAAATATTTTATCAAAATCATCTACTTCTGCGACTTCGTTCTGAAAATTTGTCCAATACGGACTTTCTGTTATACTTTGGCGGAAGTGAGAATATTCATGCGCCAAAACTCCAACCCAGTAATTTGAGGATGGATCTATATAGCATTTTATTGTCATGTCGAACTCTGAAAACTCGCCGTCAATATCTCTATGCACAATATCCGTATTTTTAAATAGTATTTTTCCATTATATTTTTTCAATTTATTTTTTACCATTGTTATAAAATGTTCCGCGCCAGAGTCTTTTATTATTTTTTGGATATTCATCTAATATATTAATACATTTTATATATGGGTTGTAGACAAAAAGTTGATTATTTGTTTTTTTTTACTATAATTATATTACAGGCGAGGAATTAACTAATTTATGAAATTATATTGTCAAGAGTGCTTTGCAAAAATTGAATACAAGTTTTCAAAACCCAAATTTTGTCCGGAATGCGGAAAGCAAATAGGTTTGTCTAAGTCTGTTGGTTTGACTTCCTCTGGCTCTATTCAAATTGTTCAAAAAAACAAAGATGAGCAGAAAATTAAAGATTTGGAATCGGAACTGCAAGAATTAAAGAATAAAAACCGAGTTTCACAATCTAAAAAAAATTTAACAACGGTGCTATCTTCAGACATGGAAGATGGGCAGAATGATAATGAATTCGATAGCGAAGAAGAAGATGAGGATACAGAGAATTATGCTCAAAGGCAGAATATTTTAACTGCTTTCAAAAGAGGCAAGTTTAAGACTGGCGTCACTGTTGAGAAAAATACAAATAATTCCGGGATTTCTTTTAAAGATTTGATGGATGGCGTTTCTTCTGGGTATATTTCCGCTGGTGATGATTTTAAAATGAGCGATGATGGAGTTAGAAAAAGTGACAAGCAAATACTGGAAGAGCTTCGTCTTGAAGCTTCAAGTAAGCCGAGAGTAATTCAAATAGACTAATTACAATGCTGTCCGAAGAAAATTTTCAGAACGAAAAACCATCATTCGAAATATGTTTATCTATAATAGACGAAGAGTTAACTAAAAGAAGAAGCAAGTGGAGGTTGACGGCAATTGCATGGATGGATTTCGATGATGTTTGTCAAAAGATAAGATTGCATATTTTTAATAAATGGGATCAATGGGACAATTTAAGACCATTGAGACCTTGGCTTAATACCATTATTACCAATCAAATGACTAATTTGATAAGGAATAATTATTCTTCTTTTTCGAAACCGTGTTTGCAATGTAAACATAATCAGGGTGGTAATTTGTGCTCATTGTATGATTTGCAAAGTTCAGATTGTGGAATTTACGCAAAATGGGAAGTTGGCAAAAAGGCGGCTTATGATATAAGGCTTCCAATCAGCATTCATGACAATTCTTTAAATAATAAAGATGATTTTAATTTGTCCCCCTTGGACATAAAGGATGATGATACGTATATAGATTACGATGTTAAAATTAAAAATTTTCATGAAAAAATTAGGGAAAAACTAACTATTGTTGAATGGAAAGTTTATACTTATCTGTACGTTGAAAATAAAAACGAAACAGAAGCCGCCAAGTTAATGGGGTATAAAACAACTGAAAAAAATAGATCTCCGGGATACAAGCAGATTAAAAAAATAAAGAATAAAATATATAAAATAGCCAAACAGCTTGTTTTGGATTTTTAATTTAAAAATGGAACAGCCTGAAGATAAAAAAATAGAATTAACGCTTGAACAGCAAACTTTAATTAGGGCTGCGTTTGAGAATGGCGCTACTCCTAATTTGTCAGAGTTGACTCAATCTGTATTTAATAATAGTTTGTTGGACGGCAGGAGTAAACAGGGCAGAGCCATAAAAGAATACATTGCCGAATTTCAAATTGGAAAAGTGAGGGTTAATGTTATTCAAAAAATTGATCCATATATTTTATCAGATGAGCAAAAAGAAAAAATAAAAGAAGCCTATAAGTCAAAAGATTTTACAACTCTTATTTTCACGAGAAAATTATTTAATGATGACAAGATTAGCGCTCTGCATCAGGAGCATAGGGCGGTGAGCGAGTATGCTAAATTTTTGAACAATGAAGAGGATAGGAAAAGTTTAAGAATTAATGAATCCGGCGATTTTGAAACAATTGTTTATAATCCGTCTAATGTTAAAAAGCCGGAAATCGCAAGTGAACAATATAGACCTCCAGCAACTTTCGTTCAAGTAATAGCTAGAATAAATAAGTATTTGAATTATGGGTGGAAGGAGGAAGTTTTAAAAAGAGCGCAAATTAAATGCGTCGAATCATTATCTTCGTATTTAAAAATTTTTAGATTTCTTTATCAGATTAATAGTTATTCAAGGCTCGAAGATAGAGAGCTATTCGAAGATGCTTTTATACGTTATACGCATGATAAGGATGATTTGACTCAAGAAGAACTTGATCAATTCATAACTTTGTCAAATGAAGTTGTGATAGCGGCTGACATTCAAAGAAGAATAGAGTATTTGAGAATGGCTTTGGACGATATGGCGACAGACTCAGAGGGCAAGAAAATAAGCATGGGTCTAAATGAGGCAATTAATAACGCGCAAACTGAATACAATCAATGTATTTCAAGGCAGGACAAATTATATAAAAGTTTAACTGTGAATAGATCTAAAAGAATAGATGAAAAAAGAAACGAGAACGCTTCTATTTTAAATTTAGTTTATGCCTGGAAACAGGAAGAGAACAGAGAGAGAATGGTGGCTCTAGCTGAAAGGCAAAGAGAAGCTTTAAAAGAGGAGGTTGAGAAACTTTCATCCGTGGACGAATTTAAGGCAATTATTCGAGGAATAGATCCAAAGGAAATATTTAATACTTAATTTATGGATTTTTTATGCAAGGAGCTTAATTGTGAATATTCATGTAAGGATAAAGATGAATTTGTCAAACATGTAAAGCAAGTTCATGAATTGAACATAGATAATTATTGTAAATTTAATATAAATAAACGCGATTTATTAACAAAAGAAGTGATTGACTTTAAAAGTTTTGAACAATATTTGCTTACTGATTTTGTGAATAAGAAGAATATGCTAGCTTGGTTAAAGGCTGAAAAAGACGGGCCGGCGAAAGATTTTCTATTGTATAAAATTATTGCGCATTCTGAATTAAAAAGTGTATGCTATTTTCCCTCATCCTCTGAGATGAGAACAATGTCTTATCTTCCATCAATGAAAACTTATCAATTTTTCTTTGAAAATCTTAATGAGTTTATAGATGTCTCCGGCTTAAAAAGAAGGTATAATTATAATAAAAATGAATTAAATTTTAATTTTATTTATAAGAAAAACATAACCATTGACACAAGGGAACAAAAGCCTATAAAATTGAAAAATTATGATATAATTAATGAAAAATTAGACTTCGGCGATTATTCATGTGATGGGGTTTTAGCTGTCGAAAGAAAATCTCTTAGCGATCTAGTTTCAACTCTATCCTCTGGCTTCGAAAGGTTTAATAGGGAAATAGACAGGGCAAAATTAATTGGCGGATATATAGTTGTTGTTACTGAGTGTGATATTAATAAATTTTTATCATTTTCATATTCAAGAACTGGGAAATTTGCAAAAGCTTCGCCGGATTTTATATTTCATAGGTTTAGAGATGTGTGCAAGAACTTTCCAGAAAACGTGCAATTTTGTTTTTCGGGTGGTAGGACTGAGTCTTCTGACTTGATTCCAAAAATATTGTCAATGGATGCAGAAAGTGCTAAAAAATTAGATTTTCAATACTTATTGGACCATAAGCTTATTTAATATATGTGGGAAGTAGGAAATCAAGATATTGTAATTCCAGAAAGGCACTTTAATGAAGATCTCGTTGAAATGCGTGGGGAAATGGACGACGCTACTGCCAGAATAACGTTGGCAAAATTTTTAAAATCAAACATTGGTTTAACAACTGAGCTTTTTCTTGGTATTAAGTTAGAAAAATATCAAGAAATAACTATTAAAGCCATGTTTAATAGGAACTTCAGTATGTTGACATGGGGCAGAGGAGCTTCGAAAAGTTTTTGCGCTGCTGTTTTTTGTATACTTCAATGCATATTTGAGCCTGGAACTAAAATACTTATAGCGTCTGCTAATTTTAGAACATCTCGCCGTCTTTTTATGGAAATAGACAAAATGCTTAATTCTAAAGATGCGAGTTTGGCAAAACAGTGTTTTAAAGATCCGGTGAAAAGAAATGATGAATATGTTTATCCTGTCGAACAGCCTAATGGCGGCTCAATAACTGCGATACCTTTGGGTGGAGAAAATACAAGAGGTTATCGTGCATCAGTTTTGATTATTGATGAGTTTCTCTTGATGCCTAAAGATATAGTTGAAAGAGTTCTTATGCCATTCATGAGTTCGCCATTAGATGTTGCTGAAAGAATTAGAGTTAGAGAGGTCGAGGATCAAATGATCAAGGCTGGAAGAATGCAGGAAAAGGATAGGACTGTATTTAAAAATATGAACAAGATGATAACATTGAGTTCAGCCAGTTATACTTTTGAGTACTTGTTTGAATTATATTCCATATGGTCTGATATAATCAGAGATCCTAATATATTGGCAGATTCGGAAAAAATTGGCGAAGACAGAATGGAAGCAATGAAAAATTCAACTTATTTTGTTTCTCAAATGAGTTATGAATCACTTCCTGAACATATGATCGATCAAGGCGTTATCCAGCTCGCAAAAAGTGGTGGCATTAGTCATTCGGCATTTCTTAGAGAGTATTGCGCTAGATTTGTTGATGGCGGTGATGGCTATTTTTCACCAAAAAAGATGACATTATGCACAGTGCCAAATGGTCAATATCCTACGACTAAGATAGTTGGAGATAGAGATAAAAAATATGTTTTAGCTATAGATCCGAGTTTTAGTGCTTCAAAAAGCTCTGACTATTTTGCTATGGCTCTTTTAGAACTTAATGAGGAAGATGGCACTTCAGTTTACATACATGGATATCAAAAAGCTGGCACGAGTATACAGGACCACATTAAATATTTTTATTATCTATTAACTCATTTTAATATTAGTCTTATTATAATTGACAACGCGGGCGGTGATCAATTTATTGAAGCAGCTAATGGATCTGCAATATTCAAAGCAAAAGGTATGAAAGTCGGATTTTTCGAGTTCAATTCTGATAAGGAGGGGGATGAGTATAATGAAATGCTTAAAGAAGCAAAATCCCAATACAATATTGATACTAAAACAATATGCATTAAGCAATATTTTACATCTTCATTCATTGGGAGGGCTAACGGATATCTTCAAAGTTGCATTGATCACAAGAGGGTATGGTTTGCCAGCGCCTCGTGCGCGCATCCAGACATAGTAAATCAAATGTTTTCTTTGAATATTCCAATAGAATACATATATCCAAAAGGTATAGATGATGCGCCAGATGATGCTTTGGAAAGGGCAAAGCTGGGAATAAGGGACTTTATGGAGCAACAAGACTTTATTATAAAAGATACTAAAGATCAATGCGCGCTAATTCAAGTTTCTTCTACTGCTCGTGGAACTCAAAGTTTTGATTTACCTGGACACTTGAGAAGGTTGACTAGCGCCAATAAGCCAAGAAAAGATAATTATTCCGCATTAATGCTTGGTAATTGGGCTGTTAAAGTTTATTTTGATCTTAATTCCGAAAGGGCTGAAAAGCCAAAATACAATTTTACTCCTTTTTTTCTATAAAACGTGTAGAATTATATAATAATATTATTACAACTGATAATTTAATCAATTAAAATAAAGGAAAATTAATGCCTAGACAAAAAGCAGAAAAAGCCAATTCGTTTAATACGCAGCAAGTTGAAGCTTCTATAAAAAAAGAAAGAATGGAACTGCCTCAAGCTGTTATGGCTAGCCTTGATGATGATTTGAGCGTTGCTAGCGCTTCATCTTGCGAGAGAACTGGTGAAACCAGCATGAGGAGAAATACTGCGGCATCAATTACTAAAACTGATGGATTTTCCAATATTGAAAAAGGCGTCGTTCCTTTTATTTATGGAACTGGAAAAGGCAATTATGATTCGAATATTTCTGCAAAAGATACTATTGTACTCTGCCAGAAGGCTTATTGGAATGTTCCGATCTTTCGAAATACAATAGACTTAATGACTGAGTTTAGTCTATCTGATATTTATTTAACAGGTGGAAATGAACAAAGTCGTAAATTTTTTTATCTCTGGTTGCAAAAAATAAATTCTTGGGATTTGCAAGATCAGTTTTATAGAGAATTTTATCGCAGTGGAAATATTTTCATATATAAATTCAGGGCGGATTTTGGAAGAGATAATATGATGAAAATTCAGGAAGCTTTTGGCGCAGAGTCTGCAGAAATTGCGGATAGTTCGTCTACAATTCCTGTTAAATACATTATTTTAAATCCTGCTGATATTAATATTGTCACTTCCTCTTCATTTTTGGACAATGTATATGTCAAAATGCTGAATGATTATGAATTGCAGAATTTGATCAATCCGAAAACTGAGTCAGATAGGCAAATTGCTGAAAAAATACCAGAAATCAAAAAGATAATAGAAAGAAACAAGGGCAAGGTTTCAAAAGGCATGCCTTCACGACTGAATAATGTCGGACTTGAGTTGGACAAAGATAGGCTTGTCGCAGTTTTCTATAAAAAGCAAAATTATGAACCTCTTTCTGTCCCGATGGGTTTTGCCGTGCTTGAAGATATAAATTCGAAATTAGAGCTTAAAAAAATTGATCAAGCTATTGCCAGATCTGTACAACAAGCGGTGTTGATGATAACAATGGGCGATGAGAAGGTTGGAATGCCAAGCGCGCAAAATTTAGTTTCGATGAGGAAACTTTTTGAAAACCAGAGCGTTGGAAAAGTTCTCGTTGCCGACTATACAACTAATGCAAAATTTGTAATACCTGATATTGGCAATCTCCTTGATCCAAAGAAGTATGAGATATTAGACAATGATATCAAAATGGGATTAAATAGTATTCTTTTTGGTGATGAAAAGTTTTCTAATACTTCTATTAAAGTTAAAGTATTTTTTGCCAGATTAAAATATGGAAGAGAGAAATTTTTAAGAGATTTTTTAATTCCAGAAATGAAAGAAGTTGGGAGGGCTCTTGGTTTTAAACAAATTCCAACCCCAAAATTGGAAGACATTGACTTTGAAGATAACGTTTTAATGAGTAGAGTATATTCAAGATTAATTGAACTTGGTGTGCTCACCCCAGAGGAGGGGTTTGACGTTTTTCAAACTGGAAGACTCCCAACTCCAGAGGAGAGTTTGGAGTCTCAGAAAAAATACAAAGACTTGCGAGCAAATGGATATTATCAGCCATTAATTGGCGGTACTAAAGAAGCTGGTGCGCCTTCCAGTGGTGGATCAAGTAAAAGTCCATCTGGAAATTCAGGTAGACCTTCTGGAACCGGTGGAACCAAACAAATTTCTCCGCGAGTTAAAGCTTCGAGATCTATTGACGAAGTTGATGCTATCGATAATAAATTTAGTTGTGATAAAATGAAGAAGGTGGTGTCGTCGCTGACATTATTAGAGAAAAAAATAGAATCAATATTGAAGGCTAAATTCAATATTAAAAAACTGAACAAAGAGCAATCCGGAATTGTTTCGGATATGTCTATTCTAATAGTTCAGAATGAGGAATTGGAAAATTGGAATGAAGTTTGTGCTGAATATGTAGAAGATCCATCTAAATCTAATTCAGATATATATAATAAAATAGATGAATTGGCGGCAGCTCATGGATTAGACAATAGATCAGCTGCAATTCTTTATCATAGTAAATTGTAATTAATATGGCTATTAATAAAATAAAATTAAAACAAATTGATGCGGATTTTCCCACATTGGTTGGGCAATATGGATCTGGATATTTTGCAAGTACTGGGAGTTTGAATAGTTTATCGGGTCAAAGTGTTAAATATTCAGATTTAGCTACTGGCGCTTTTGTTTATACAACTGGCAGTCAAAATATCAGTGGGTATAAAAATTTTATGAGTCGTCCAGCAATAAGTGGAGTGGGAATTGCTACTTTGAGCGAGACTGTATCAATAGATGGCGATAATGCTATTTTTGGTGATAATACTTTTACGGGGTCTAATATTTTTTTGAATAGTACTAAATTTCAAAATAATAATGTTCAATTCGATAATTCTAGTTTTACATTTGTTGATTCAACGTCTTTAGATAATTTAACTAATAGTCTTACTAAATTTGTTAAGACTACCGGCAACCAGATTGTAGATGGAGTAAAAACTTTTAGAAGCGGCATTAAAGTTGGTGGAGCTGGCGGAAGTGGCGTATTATACAGTGGACAAATAAACCCTGTTTATGTTAGTGGCATTACTGGTAATTCCAATAGGTATTTAACTTTTGTAGAAAATACTGGAAATGGATTTAAGAATATGCAAATGCATACTGGACTTGCATACAGTGCCTTTACCGAAACGCTCAGCGTCAAAATTTTTTCCGGTAATTTGAGTGGTAATTCTTTAACTGCGACCACCGCAACTACTGCAAGCAAGTTATCTGGAAAAAACCCAATTGCCAGTATAAATGGAACAGGCTTCGATGGTTCTCAAGATATTATTATTTATCCAAGCGGAAATCTTGATTCGTCTGATAATATTAGATATTTATTATTTACAGACAATACAAATAATGGATATAAAAATATTTCATTTGATGACGGAATAGGTGTAAATCCATCTAATAATTCTATTTCGGGTTCTGCATTTATCGGAAGTTTTTCTGGGAATGCTTTAAATGCCTTCACTTCTGCGACTTTGAATATAGGAACAGTTGCGCCTGGCGACAACATAAGTTTTAATTTTCCAGCTGGAATTCCTAACTATACAATGACGAGTGGTGTTTTTGCACCGGCTGGGACTACTTCGATAAGAAATTTAGGATCTTCCTCAGTTAGATGGAAGGAGGTATTTGCAAGCCTCAGCGCAATAAATACTTCTGATAGAAATTTAAAAACAGAAATATCGGAAATACCAGACTCTTGGTTGGATGCTTGGCAAGAAGTGGATTATGTTAGATATAAATTTAAAGATTCTGTTGCTCAAAAGGGGCTGTCCGGAGCCAGATGGCATCTTGGTCACATTGCGCAAGATATTTACGAAAAGTTCGACGCTCATAATTTAAATGCCTTTGATATAGGAATGTTATGTTATGATAAATGGGATGAATCAATAGATCAGAATGGAAATGTAACCCCATCTGGAGAAATTTGGTCTATTCGCCCAGATGAATGCCAATTTATGGAGATGGCTTTAATGCGAAGATCAATAAACAGATTAAAAAGTGGAATTTTAATTTAAAAAAAGTGTAACTAAACATATTATGGACCATTTTCTTATACAAACAAAACTTCTTTTAACTGGCGAACAAGCTCCATTTACTGGTGAATCTGTTAATATTGCAAGAGCAAGAAACGTTGGGTTTACTGCTTATTCGAGCGGCGCTGGATCTGTTACGTTGCAATACAAAAGCCCATTTTTCGAAAATAGTTGGGTTAACTTTTATAGTTTTACTGGTCTCACTACTGGATATGCGGAGCCTACTTATTTAACCACCCCTATAGTTGAAGTTAGAGCTGTATCGAGTGGAAATGGAAAATTTTGGGCTGGTTTAACTGCTCAAAATTAATTTTAAAAAAATGATTAATCAATCTATACTTAGTATCGAAAGAAGTATTTCTACTCAGGCGGGTAGCGTTTCAATAACTGGAGTGGCGAGTGGCGTGCCAGCTGGCGGTACTAGCGGTCAGATACTTGCCAAGCAAAGTAATAATAATTATGATACCCATTGGGTTAATCAGCAGGCAAGTAATCCAGAATTTTTATTGCAAACGGTTTATAACGGGCCGGGGTCAACAATAAGCAAGGGTGAGGTAGTTTATATAGTTGGCGCGCAGGGGACTTCTGTGACAGTTGATAGAGCTATAGCCAGCTCGGCTCACGATTCTGAAGTAATTGGCGTGGCTTTAGATAATATACTCAGCAATCAAACCGGAAGAATTGTTATTCATGGCGTAATTAATGGCTTAAATACTAATAGTTTTTCAGAAGGTGATAGGTTATACTTGTCACCCACTTCTTATGGACAAATAACTAATGTGGAACCCTCTGCTCCTAATCATGCTATTTTAATTGGTTATTGTGTTAAAAAGGGAATAACAGACGGATCTATTTATGTAAACGTCAACGACGGGCAGCATTTAAAAGAATTGCATGATGTAAATGTAGATTCCGCGATCAGTGGGCAATATCTTTTTCTTGATAACGATCAAATTTGGAAAAATAAAACGATAGAATATGCTGATGTTAGCGGATTGACTGGTATTTTATCTGGACTTTATCCGCGTAGTAACCCAAGCGGTTATATTAGCGGCGATCTTTCTCTCCTGTATCCACGTAGTAACCCAAGCGGTTTCATTACTGGTTACGATACAGGATTGTTTTACGCTTCCAGTAACCCAAGCGGTTTCATTACTGGTTACGATACAGGATTGTTTTACGCTTCCAGTAACCCAAGCGGTTTCATTACTGGAATTGATACCACGAATTTCTACACGAACGATAACCCGAGTGGTTATATTTCTGCAATAAGCGATCTGGTATACACAACGGGGGATCAAGTAATAAGCGGATTAAAAACTTTTTCCCAGGGCATTTCCATAGAGGGGGATTCAAGTCTTTCCACGTTATTCGTAAGTGGGCAGAGGATTGGCGTAAATAACGAAAATCCGCAAGCCTCGCTTGACATTTCTGGCTCAACGCTGTTTAGTGAGCGACCCGTTGTTAATGGTACTGGGGTTTTATTAAGTGGCGACATTGATACGTCTAATTTCTACACGAATGATAACCTTAGCGGTTTCATTACTGGTTACGATACAGGATTGTTTTACGCTTCTAGTAACCCAAGCGGTTTCATTACTGGTTACGATACAGGATTGTTTTACGCTTC